TGAAGAAACAGACAGTTGAAGTTGAACTACAGTTGATGGGTCGTTGTAAGTTAACTGTCGCAGTCGATGACTCTGAAGAAAACGATCTTCAACATCACCGCAATGCTACAGCTCCGAATCTAATACATTCACTTGATGCTTCTCTTCTCCACTTTTCTGCGCTTCGTTTCGACGCACCGATCGCTCTCATTCATGATTCTGTATTGTGCCGTGCTACCGACATGTATTCTCTCAGTGCAATTGTACGAGAGACATATATGCACCTCTTCGCTGAGCACGATTACTTGCGAGACTTCGCTCACCAAATAGAAGCGAAGACTGAACCACCGATCATAGGAGATCTGAAACCAGAATCCGTGATTAAATCCCTTTATTTTTTCTGTTAAACAATGTCTTCCGTTCCTAACTGGCAACACCATTCCGGTAAGGATCGGAAAGGTAAAAGAAAACCACGTCTTATTCAACAAAGAAAAGACGCACTGAAATTCCTTAAACGTAAACTTAATGCCACGCACTATCCACAAAACTGAACAGCCTGTTATCCTTGAAGGGTATCAAGCTGTAATGAAACCTAGTAAATTCGGTTATTCCCTATCTGCCATTATTGATGGTAGTATGGTCGAATCTCTAGAAGATGATCGTTCTAATTCTATAGAATGGGCACAATCTAAACTTAAAAATCCAAAGCGTTCTGTACTCAAGCCTGAACCTTGGGAAGAAGTTGCTGACAACCAATTCAAAGTAAAATTTAGTTGGAATGAAACCAACCGACCACCAGTCGTTGACACTGAAGGTACACCAGTCACAGATGAGAATACACCCATGTATTCTGGTAGCCAAGTTAAGTTGGCGTTCTATCAGAAACCTTACATCCTCAAAGATGGGGTTACTTATGGAACGAGTCTTAAATTGGTTGGTGTTCAATTGGTGTCGCTTAATTCAGGAGCTGGTGTAGACACTGGCGACATGGCTGTTGAAGATGTTGCAGCATTGTTTGGTAAGACTGAAGGCTTTAAAGCTGATGAACCAAACGTGACATCATCTGAAGATACTGAGGATGATTTTTAATGGCATTCCGCTCCGGGCTTGAGGAAAAGGTTGCTGATCTTCTTGTTGAGCTTGGAGTAAAGTATGAATACGAAACGACCAAAGTCGATTATGTTATTCAGCATGTTTATACACCTGATTTTGTTTTACCTAATGGTGTTGTGCTTGAATGCAAAGGATACTGGGATTCGGATGATCGGCGTAAAATCAAGGCAGTCAAAGAACTAAACCCTGATTTAGATTTACGTATGGTTTTTCAATCCCCCTATAATAAGATCAGCAAAAAATCAAAAACTACATATGCTAAGTGGTGCGATAAGCATGACATCCCTTGGACATCATTTCAAAACATCCCTATTAAATGGCTCCTCTGAATTTTTATTTCATGAACCATGTGAGGAGTGTGGATCATCAGATGCCAAGAGTGTCTATGATGATGGTCACACATATTGCTTTGTTTGTCATCACTACACGCACGGTGATGGTAAACCTACAAAACACATTCACTATACAAAACGTGTGGAACTAATAGGCTCAGCCGAACGGCTGCAGAAGCGTAACATTTCTCAGAAAGTTTGTGAGAAATACCGTATTTACCGTGATGACGAATCTGGTGTCCTTATGGGTGCCAAGGTAAAAACAAAAGGAAAATCATTCTCATATGAGGGTGATACACCTAATACATTATTTGGTCAGCATTTATATCCAACAACAGGTAAACGTATCGTCATCTTTGAGGGTGAATTAGATGCAGCCAGTGGATCTGAGTGTATGCCAGGTTGGCCCATGGTTTCTGTACCATCAGGAGCTGCTGGAGCAAAGAAAGCTATACAAAAACAATTACCATTACTCCAGGGTTATGACGAAATTGTTATATTTTTCGACAATGATCTACCAGGTCGTCAGGCAGCTGAAGAGTGTGCTGGTGTACTACCACCAGGTAAAGTCAAGATTGCCCACCTTCAAGGCGATTACAAGGACGCCTCAGACGCACTCCAAGCTAACGACATTGACTCTGTATGCAGAGCTATCTGGGACGCCAAACCGTTCCGCCCTGATGGCATTGTCGATGGCAAAACTCTTCTAGAGTTAGTCACCACCCCATCACCATCAGCAGATCATGACTACCCATTTCAAGGATTACAATCAAAGCTTCACGGGATCAGGTATGGAGAGCTTGTCACAATCACTGCAGGATCTGGCATCGGCAAATCCAGCTTCTGTCGTGAACTTGCAACTAACCTTCTTTCAAAAGGAGAACGGGTCGGTTACCTGGCGTTGGAAGAATCCAACCGCCGTACGGCTCTAGGCTTGATGTCCGCTCATGTTGGTAAGTCCCTACACTTAGGTGAACACAGTCATGATGAATTGGTACAAGCGTTCGATCAAACCATGGCAAATTGGAATTTATTTCTTTTTGATGGTTTTGGATCCTATGATCCTGATATTATTTATAACAGGATTGAATATCTGGCGTCGGGCCTGGATTGTAAAATAATTT